GCCGGACGCGGCCGTCAGACCGTCGCGCAGAAACTCCTGCACCATCGGGTCGTTGAGCGCATAGAAAACAGCCCCGTCACCGACATCGGCGCGGGGCGCGGCAGCTTCGGCCTGCTGTTTCGCCCCGAAGGGCCAGAGACGGGCGAGATCCATTCCGCCTCCTTCAAACCATCAACAGGCCGCGCGTCTCGTAGACGGAAGGGCCTTGCGAAGCTGGATTGCGAGCCATCAGCATGATGGCGTTGAAGCTGGCGACGAGCGGGTCGATCTTGGCCCGGCCGGCGCTCTGCTTGGTGATGACGACGGCGCCGCCGCGCACCTCGGCCTTCGCATTGCCGACGCACCACGCCATCATCGGCTGGGCGGCGTGTTTCAGGCTTCCGTTCTTGAGCTTGATCTCGGAGCCCCAGGACGCTGGTGAAAGGGCGTACCCCTGCCTCACCGCAACCTGCAGCCCGACCCCAATGCCGCGAGCTTCTAGCTCATCGACCAAGGCCGCTACCCCGGCCGGATCAAGGCCCACGCCGTTCTCTTCGGGCAGTAGGCCCGCTTCCTTCACGCGCTCGACGATATCAGCCGCCTGCATGATCGGCTCCATCGCATCGGAGCAGATCGTCAGATCGCCGCCGCCCTGAAAGTCCAGCAGCTTGCTGGCGATGTCCGTTCGCCGCTTCAGCACGTCATCGTGCGCCCAGGCCTTGTTCCAGAGCAGCCATTGCCGCGTTTCTCGCTCTCGCCCGAGGACAGCCAGGCCGAACAGGTCGTCCAGCCCGCCACCATCGATGCCGATGGTCACGACCTCGGAGCGCGCCAACAGGGCGTCCAGCGTCAGCGTCGGATCGCCGGCCGCCTCCCAATAGTCCGCCCCCGCCCAGCGATTGTTCGCTAGGGCCAAGCCGATCTCGACGTTCAGGTGCTTGGCGAGGAAGACCTGCTTTTCACCGCCGGTGGCGTTGATGACCTTCCGCAGTTCGTCTTCGAGCCACTGCCGGCTGACCGAGCGCCCAAGGTTCGGGTTGGTGATGTAGAAGTTCGCCGGATCCAGGTAGGCCTCGGCCTCAACCATGTCCTGCGGGTACTCGTATATGACCGGCAGGCTGCGCGGGTCGGTGATCTTGCCGTCCCGCACGCCACGGAAATAGTCGAGCTTCGTCTTGAAGACGCCGGACGGCTCCTCATCCGCCTGTGTGCTGGCCCAGATCACGAACCCCTCGGGTCGCGACACGGTGCCGCCTGTGGCCTCGCGCAACATGGCGTCGGCCTTCGCGCGCTTACCGAACACCCAAAGCTCGTCGACGAAGATGTGCCCGGCCTTCTTGCCCGACACTGTGTCGGTGTCGGCAGCGACGACCTTCAACATGGCGCCGTTGTCGCGGTGCGTGATCGTGCGAATGTGGTCCTGAACGTGCAGCAGCTCGTCCAGCTCTTCATCCGCCTTCACCATGTCCCTGGCGGGCTTGTAGGCGTTCTGCGCGACCTCGATAGTCGGCGCGAGGATCAGCAGTTCAGCTGAGTAGCGCCAGTTGCGGATCAGGGCCGTCAGCATGATGCCGGCGGCGATGGTGGACTTGCTGTTCTTCTTCGAGATCAGAAGGAAGAACTCGCGGATCAGGCGCTCGCCGCTGTTGGCGTCATAGGCCCCGAAAATCGCAGCCACGAAGTCGAACACCCACTGCTCACAGGCCTCTCCGAAGGTGGGCTGGCCAGGGGCGTCAACGATCTTCAGCGCCTTAAAGACCTCCAGCGCTTCGCGGGCCTGATCGGCAAAAAGCGGTGAGGGTATGAGCGAGCGCCTGGCGACGATCCGTTCTCGCCAGTCGGTACAAGCCGTTGACCACTCCATGGTCCTAGCGGACCAGCCTCAGAGGCGGCGCGGGCGCTGCAAACCTGCCGCCGCCCTTGGCGACACGCTCGCCCGCTTCCTGCCGTTGCTTCTTCACTCCGGCAGGCGCCGAGGACTCGGCAAAGGTCTTCGCCGCCGTCGCCAGCGACTTCAGGACATCGGATCGGCTCTTCAGCGAGACCGCCGCGAGCGCAGCCTGCCGTTGCTGGCCGTTGGCCCCGTCATCGAAAGCCGCGCCGATCAGCGTCTCCAGTTCACCGATGTTGCAGGTCGAGGCGTCCAGCTCGTCGAGCATCCTCATGACCAGGTTCCGGCCGCGTCCGATGATGGCTTCCGGCGTGGTGTTCTCGGGCGTCAGGACCGTGCCGACGTAGACCTTCTCAGGCTCCGGTTCGCGGGGTGGTTCGCGGTGCGAACCGGCCTTGGGGTTCTCACGCTTCCAGCCATCCTTCTTTGCACGCTTGCGAATGGCGGTGTCGCTGATGCCGTACCAAGCGGCCAATTCCCTGATGGACATTGACCCTGCGCGGTAGTCGCGCTCGATCTCGGCCCAGTCGACGGGCTTCTTTTCATCCGTCATGAGGGCTCCGTCCGGCCAAGGTTCGCACCCGCAAACCTCCCAGCCGGGATTAAATCTCTCCGTGCCGGGGCGGCCGGTCTCTGGGGCGAAGGCCTTCCAGACATTCGATGCCCCCCCTCCCGCGTCAGTCGACGACGACGCGCAGCTGGCGCCCGTACCACTCCACGAAAGGAGCCAGCTCCGCGTCCGACAGGTCCTGGTCGAGGAGGAAGGCCTTCCAGCCGAACCACTGCTTGGCCAGACAGACTGCCACCGGCAGCCACCAAGGCTTCTTCACTCTGACGGTCAGGTGGATAGCGGCCATGTCTGTTTCCCTTAGTCCCACACCCCGCGCTGATGCAGGCTCTCCTGCTCCTCGCGCTGGATCTCGCTGTCGTGCACAGCCTTGCTGACCGTCTCCAGGTTGTTCGGGTCCCAGAATAAGCGCTCGTCGCCTCGGTGCGGGCGCTTGTGGTTCACGACCGGGCTGTCCGGTGCTGGGTGCTTGCCACCTAAGACCTGGCCTGTGCGCTGGCAGGTGTAGGCGTCCCTGATCAGGACCTCTTCGCGAAGGCGGCGCCAGCGGGCCGTCTTGTACCACGCCCTCCACGGCGTGCTGTGTTGAACCGGTGCCGGGCCTTTGGCCTGGTCAGGGGCGAATGCTCTCCGGTCTGATGCGTATGACAGGCGAGAAGGTGGAAGGCTTAGCCTACCCATATTGCTCTACGCCTCTGCGGCCCCTTAGGCGCTGGGTGCCTTGGGCGGCGATGCGGTCAGGACGACGAGCCACGGTGATGCCGAACCGTAATCTTGATGTTGAGATCGGCGTCGCCCATGCCGCTCACACTCTGCTCAAGCGAAACGGCTTGACCGTTCTCGAGGGCATGGCGAACAACGTCCATCACGTTCTCGGAGGTAGGCCACAACGGCTTGCGGGCACCGCGTGGTCCGATGCCTCCATTCGCGCCACTCTCTCCCAAAGAGGCACCCATGCCGGTCACGGTCAACGATTCAGCCATTGGTTTCGTATGCTCCGAACTACCGGACGGTTGGACCTGGACTCTGACAAGTCGGCTTGGCCACTTGTTGGCGATCGCTGAAGAGCGGTACGGCCCGCGTGACAAGTCGTATACGCCTCTCGGGGTCGAGTTCGGCGGCGATGGGCCCAGCCTCTGGTATCCGGGAAATAGGGGCAATGTGTCGATCCGTCTTGGCCGCTCAGCAGCTGACGACCCATCACAGGCCTTCTTCCAGTTAGCTCACGAGGTCATCCACCTGCTCGCTCCGTCAGGCGGTATGCATGCCCCAGTTTTTGAAGAGGGCCTCGCTACCGCATTCGCGGACGAGCAAGCCGAGGCGCAAGGGCTCAACTGGTTCAGCGGCTCACCCCACTACCTCGCCGCCAAAAAGCTCGCTGCCAGGCTGCTGGCGTTCCGGGCCGATGCGGTGATGAGCATCCGGGCGACTGAGCCAAGCTTCAGGCTGTGGACACCTGACTTGATCGAGCGCGCGGCTCCCGGCCTGTATTCGACAGCCGAACTCCGAATGCTGTGCGAGCCGTTCTCCTCGTTCGCTGCCCGGTTTTAGAAAGCAGACGGCAGGCCCGGCCGGGAACCCCCAACCCTAAGCCTGCCGTCCTCTCGCCATTAAGGGAGCCGGATACGAAAAAGGCCCGCCGTTTCCGGTGGGCCTCTGTGATCACTTGGACTGCTTCGATCCGGCAGCGGCCTTATCGACCAGGTTTTTCACGCTCGGATTGGAAGCGTTTATCTTGGGCGTAACCTTCTTCGGTTTGCCTTTGGATTCTTTCATGGCGCTTGGCCTTTCATGTGCCGGAGCACCCTATCAGGCGGGTCCCTAGCAAATGAGGCTGCAATGTCCCGATTGCGATAAGATTTATCTCACGCGCGTCTCGCGAGCGCGAGGAAGTCCGGCCCGCTTTTCCGATCCAGCCATTGCCGTAGCGCCGCACATAGTCGGAAGCGGAAACAAAAAAACCCCGGCCACATGATGCTCCGGGGTCTCTCGGTCAGGATTTCGTGCCACCCTGACATAACTGCATCTAGGCTTATCTTCCTATTTGATCCGCCTGTCAAGCCGCAGGGCGACGGACAACGCGCTCGACCTCCAGAAGCGGTTCGCCGTCTTCATCGACATAAACCGTGCGCTCGATGACGCGGGGTGGAACAGGGGATGGGGCGCGGGATGGCGCGCCGCGCGCCCCGGTGTTGATCGGCTCCCTGGCCTTCGGCGGATGAAGCTCTGACCGCACGGCGCGCAGACCACCGGTCAGCAGATCGCGCTTCTTTTCCCAACTCGTCTCCATATGCCCGTGAGCGCGCTGGATGATCCACTGAGGGAAGCTGTCGAGGATGCAGACGTTGTGCACCTCTTCGCGCTGCTCCGGCGTCATTGCGGCGCAGGCCAGCTTCCAACGCTTCATGGCGCGTGCTGCGGTCTCCTCTCGGCCTAGAGCGGGGCCGCCATCGTCGGTGAACACAGCGTCCCAGATCTCGGCGACCTCGCGATCCGGCAGGGTGGCGAAGAACGACGCGGCAGTCACATCGCCCGACGTGTCGGCTCCCGGCTTCACCTCCATGCCAGCCGACAGGCTGATGCTGCTGCGGCCCATGCCGGCGGCGGCGTATAGCGATGCGAACTCGGCGGCGGTTCGGCAATCCGCCTCGCTCAGCCATCCGTTCCTCAGGGCAATCTGGATAGGGGAGAAGGCCTGGCCGATATGGTCGACGCCGAAGATCGCCCGCATCTGCAGGACGCGTTCGTTCGGAGCGTGCTTCAGGCGTCCGCCCTTAGTGCGCTCGCCCTGCTGACGGGGACGGCCACCCTTGGAGCGGGGGTTCAGGCGGGGTTTCGTGGCTTTGCCCATGAGGGGAGGGGCCTTTCAGAACAGGGTGTATCGGTGAAGGGTGCGGGGGCTGGCGCTGGGGCCTCGCCGGGGGAGGGGGGCGCGGTCGTCGACGACGATGAAGGGGCGCGAGAGGATGCCGTGGGGAAGGCCGACGATCTTCTCGATCTGCCGGTCTGTCCGGCCTCTGCGCCGCTGCTCATTGACGGCGTACTGCTGCATCAGCGTGATGCGCTCGACCATCAGGCGGCCTCCTGGCCTGCGTCGCCCGCCACCTCGACCCTGACGTCATTCTTCGCCAGCCAAGCCGCAAGCTGCGTCGTGAGCTGCTTTGCGCTGAACGAGTTCCTCGCCACCAGCGTCCGATCCGCCTCTCGCCAATGGCAGGGCTTGACCCATTTCTGGGCGAAGTCCTCGCTTGTCGCCCGGATCACCGAGGCCAGCAGCGCCGGCGGCCCGTCGAACTCCAGCACTGGCCCTGCACCGGCCGGGGCCATCCAGTTCAGGTGCTTCCCGTCCCTCAGCCACCGGGACATGCAGGGGGCGCCCTTGTCGCCGTGGGCCTGGCTGACCTTGGGCGCAAAGCGCTGGACCGCAGCCAACAGGCCGGTCTGCTCGTCGTCGCCGAGTTTCTTCCACTCGGCCAGGGCGTTGGGCTTGGACGAGCGACCCTCGACGTGGGGGTAGGCCTTCCAGGCGGCCTCGAACGGCTCGGGGCCGACGGTCTTCGATTTTCGGGAAGGCGCTTTCGTCGTCTTTGGCTCGGCCAAGACAGAGGATGCGTTAGCATCCTTCTTACTTCCTACATCCTCCCCTCCATCCTCCATCTGCGGAGGATTTTCCCCACTTGTGGGGAGCTGGTGGGGAACTGGTTCGGAACTCTCCAGAGGTGAAGTGGGGGCGAGTTCGGAAGTGGCGTCGAATAGGCCGACGTAGGTTCGCCATTCGGGAGGCAATACGTGGACAGCGTTCGGCTTTTTGGGGCGCTGATAGGTGCGGAAATCGCGGATAGCGCCGAAGCGCTTCCCCCCAGTGGAAAACTCGGCAATCAAGCCCGCCGCCACCAATTCACCTAGCAGCTCGCTAGCGTCGGTACTGTCCCCCGGGAGGAGGCGCATCTTGATCTGGAGCGGCCTCCACTCGAACAGTCCCTGATCATCGGCGTCGGTCCATAGGCCAACGTAGAGCAAGCGCGCCAGCGGCGAGCAGGAAACCACCGCTTCGTCGGTGAAGAAGCTGGGGTGGATCGAACGGATGCGGGCCATCAGGGGCGGGCCTCACGCTTTGCGTTTTTGAGGGCTCGGACGACAGCGTCGACAGACGCTAGAGGAATGCACACAACTTGCTCGGCGTCGGGCACCCCGTAGGCAGCCAAGGCGTCATCGATCTCCCTGATGACGACAAAACCGGGACCGCCCAGTTCGACCGTGATTTCGTTCTGACGCGGGACCACGACGGTCCCCGAAGCGGCGGACGTCATTGGCTACCTCCGAAGGAATAGATGGGTTCGCGCGGACCCGCGTCGTAGCGGTCCTGACGGGCCAGATTGCCGAAGCGGGTCAGATCATCGTCGAAGGCGAGTTTGACGGTCCCGATGGGGCCGTGGCGCTGCTTGCCGATGATGACCTCGGCGAGGCCGTCGACCTTGGACATCTCCTCGGCCCAGGTCAGATGTTCGGTCGAACCTTCGCGCGGCTCGGCGCGGGCGACGTAATAGGCTTCGCGGAACACGAACATGACGCAGTCGGCGTCCTGCTCGATCGAGCCTGACTCGCGCAGGTCGGAGAGCATCGGCCGCTTGTCTTCGCGGGTCTCTACCTGCCGCGACAGTTGCGACAGGGCGATGATTGGCACGTTCAGTTCCTTGGCGAGGGCCTTGAGGGCGCCGGTGATGACCGACACCTCTTGGGTGCGGTTACCCTTCACGTCAGTGGTCATGAGCTGCAGGTAGTCGACGATGATCAGGTCGAGGCCGTGCTTGCGGTGATGGCGGCGAGCCCGCGCGCAGAACTTGGCGACATGGACGCCGCCGGTGTCGTCGATATGCAGGGGGATGGCGTTCAGCCGCTCTGCCGCCTCTACGTAGTCGCGCATTTCCGTTTCGGAGGCCTGGCCCTTCCTGATGCGGTCGCCGGAAACGCCGCTGGCGTCGGCCAGGATACGGGCGGCCAGCTGTTCCTTGGACATTTCCAGCGAGCCGAAGAACACCCGTCCGCCGTCCACCGTCTTGCTCCCGCCGTCAGGCGTCCGCTCACAGCGGTAGTTGCGGGCGACGTCGTAGGCGATGTTGGTCGCCAGCGCCGTCTTTCCCATCGACGGGCGACCAGCGAGGATCAGCAGGTCCGAAGGGTGAAGACCGCCCAGTTTCTGGTCCAGATCAATCAGGCCGGTCGAGATCCCGGTCAGCTTCCCGGCACGCTTGAACGCCGCCTGGGCCATGGCGACAGCGCCGCTGGCCGCTTCAGAGAAGGATGCAACGGCGCGAACCTGCTCGCCGCTCTCCGCCAAGGCGAACAGGACGCCCTCGGCAGCAGCGATGTGCTCCAGCGCAGGCAGATCATGATTGGAGGCCTCAGCCTTGAGGTTCTCGCCCAGGCGCCAGAGGTCCCGCCTCAGGGCGAGATCGTACACCTCTCCGGCATACTGCCGCGTAGCCGACGACGGCGGGGCCTTGTCGATCAGCATGCACAGGTAGCTGAAGCCGCCGAAGGCCTCGTTGGCTGGGTGAGCCTTTAGCGCGCTGGCCAGCAGTACTGGATCCGCCCGACGCCCAGCGCCTATCTCGTCCTTGAGGGCCGAGAATATCGCTTGGTGGAACGGCTCGTGAAAATGCTCAGGCCGCAACCGGTCGTCGACGCGCTCCATGGCCCTGTTGTCGAACAGCAGGATCCCCAGCAAGGCGGCTTCGGCCTCGTAGCTATGTGGTAGCTGCGGCGTCCCCCCGAAGTCCGTCATACGCCCTCCGCGCCGAACGCGTGCGTGACCGCCTTCTGCATCGCCGCCCGCCCTTGCGCGTCGCCTAGAGCGCAACGCAGGTGGACCGCGACCGCCATGGCTAGAAACGCCACAGCTTCGCCGCCGCCCCCTGGGGCCACGCTGAGCTCGTCGGACGCGTCATTGACGATCTGATGGGCGCGCTTGGCCCGCTCGAGCAGCGGAGGGGCGGCAGGCGCATAGAAGGGAACAACCTCTGCGCTCATGCCGCCACCCGCAGGCGCTGCACGGCCTCCCGGCTTTGGCGGGCCTGTTCGAACAGGGCTTCCGCCTCCCGCTCCAGCTCAGCCTGTTCGGCGGCGGTGACGACGCCGTCGGCGACGGCCTTGCGAACCTTCGACTGGAAGCCCGCGGCGGCCTCGGTCGTCTCAGCCGCTTCGGTCATGGCGCAGTCGATGTGCGCGTTGGACGGCCGGGCCTCGACCAGCGCCTTACCGATGACGGGCTCGCCGCAATACTCTTCCAGGCAGACGATGATCCGCAGAGGGAGGGAGCAGCCGGAGTTCAGGGTCTGGCAGCGGGACAGCTGGGCGACCGAATAAGGCTGGCCGCTGGCCTCGCATGCCCGCGAGGCTTCTTCGAGCCCGCCGCAGCGCTTGATCAACTGGGCGGTCAGCAGGACCTGAAGGCGATCCGTCAGCATGGAAAGGAGACCTTTGCTTTTCCGATGACCTGCTGGACGGCGTCGCCGATGCTGGCAGGGTCGAAAGGGAGGTTGAGATGTTGGACAGAGCGAACAGCGGACCGGAGCCGTCCGCAGAAATCTTGCGGGCGATCCGCCATGGAGTTGCGGCTGGGGCTTGCAGCGTCGCTGCAAGAGAGACGCGCGACCCGAAGTGGTGGCGTCTGGCGCAGGACCAGCGGGAGAAGGCGAGAGGAGCGCTGCATCAGGCTTCGGCCCTCTCCGATCGGGAGGCGCGAAGGTGCAGGCGTCGCGCCTCCGCGCGCGAAGAGAGCAGTTCGTGAGAAATGTCTGCGTGACCCAGCTGTTGGGCACAGCGGACGACCGGGGAGAACCATTCGGCGGGTATGCTGTCGAGATCGATCCACCGCCTGATGTTCTTGGCAGGGATGCCGAGCCCCTGGCTCAGGGTGGCGATATCAAACCGGCGTATGATAGGGGTGAAGAACATTCCCTAGAGATTACACGAAACGTGACACACGGCAACACGATAGATGTAGAGCAGCAGGCGATAGACGCCCGTCGCCGCCTGCGCGAACTAAGGAGAGAGCGCGGGCTTTCCATCGATCGCCTTGCGGCGCTTGTGGAAAGGTCGCCTAGTTCGATCCGCGCTCACGAGAATGGTCAGAACGGGATTAATGCCCAGGCGGCCGACCTTTACGCCAGGGCGCTGGGCGTCTCTCCCTCGTACATCTTGTGGGGAGAAGATGGTGTGCCCGCGGACGCGGGTGATGCCAGTGCGCGGCTTGTGTCTATATTGGGTGAAGTCGCTGGAGATGTTTGGCTTGAAGGGTACAGCCTGGCGCCGATAGGTGATGTCGTGGTCAGCCTTCCTGAATATGCTCATGTAGAACTGTCAGCCTTCCTTGTTGGCAGGAAGTCGCGGTTCTACCGGAGAGGGGATTACGTGGTGGTGGCGCCATTGGATGTTGGTGTCCGGGCGCTTGACCATGTGGTCGTTTTGCTGAGCGATACTGTCGGTAAGACCAAGATCAACCTGATGGAGGTGGACTTGACTCTTGCCGGTCTCGCCCTCCGACCCATCGCGGGGGGTGCGGACCGAGTTGGAGTGCGGGACCTTTTTAACCGCGAGACCGCCAAGGACGACGTGCGGGTGACGGTCTTAGGCCCTGTCGTCGCCTACGGTGGGCGCGACCGCCCCGCTACTGGACCCGTCATTCCTGCGACACAGTTTGTGAATTTACACAGGCTGAGTTGACACGAAACGTGTAGCATGAAATGTGTTGCTCATCACCCCACGTGATGGAGCCGCGCCTTGTCGTACCCAGACAAAGTTTCAACCGCCAGCCGCGCCCTTGCCGTAGCTGACACCCCCGCCTTTCCCGCCGTCACCGCCGGGACCGTCGGCAGCGTCGCCATCCAGACCGTGGATGGCCGGGCGCTGCATGCCTTTCTGGAGGTCGGCCGCGACTTCACGAACTGGATCAAAGGCCGCATCCAGACCTACGGGTTCGAGAAGGGCGTCGACTATGACGTTTACGCCGGATTTGGCGAAAACCCCTCGGAGGGCCTGCGCTCCCCAAATCCGGGGAGCGCAAAGTCCAAGGGCGGTCGCCCGACGACCGAATACGTTCTGACCATCGACATGGCCAAAGAGCTGGGCATGGTCGAGAACAACGAGCGGGGCCGAATGGTCCGCCGCTACTTCATCGACTGCGAGCGCAAGGCCAAGGCTCCGCGCCGGGCTGCAGCGCTGAAGCGTCCCCCGAGCAGCCGCACCCTGACGTCAACCTGGGCATGGGCCGAGTCGCTGAGCGATCAGCTGGGCATCCGCGACGCCAATCAGAAAGCACTGGGCGCCAACGCCCTGACCGAACGCATCACCGGCGTCGATGTGCTGGGCGTCATGGGCCTGAAGCATCTGGTCGCGCCACAGCAGACCGTTCTCCTGACCCCGACGGAGATCGGCGAACGGCTGGGCGAGGTCTCGGCTCGCTTCATCAACGCCAAACTTCTTGAGCACGGCTTCCAGTCCGGCAGTCCTGGCGCCTGGGAACCGACCGACAAGGGCGTCGCCGCCGGTGGCGTCATGGTCGATGTGGCTCGGGGCAATGGGACCGGAAACAGCCGACAGCTCCGATGGTCCAGCACCATCATTGACGAACTCCGGCCGCTGATCGCCGCCGCCTGATCCACCGATAATCCAGGAGCGCGCCATGCAGGCCGTGACCGAAAGAACCACCGGCGGGTCTTCCGTCGGAGCGATGACTGCTGCCCGAAACGCCGTGAACGCCGCTGAGGCCGTCGCGCCTCTCGATGCCGCCGCCCCTGACGATGCACCTGAGGTCATCGCCGTGTCTGAGGGCGACTTGATCCAGGCGATTGAGGACGCGCAGCCACGCCTTACCGCGCTCTGGGACGAGTGCTGCGCTGTCGATGCGCGGGGTGACGACGAGACGGCCGAGTTTGAGGCCTGGCACGCTGAGCATAAGCGCGTCGGCGACCTCGGCCACCGCCTGCTGTTCCTGCCCCCTGCCGACCCCGCGTCGATGGTCAAGCGGATCGGCGCCTATGTCCTTTCCTGCGGCGAACAAGCGGTCACAGACCTGAACCACGACGATGCGCGTGATGGTCTGCTCGCGGCCTACGTCGCCCTCAAGGACTGGGCGGATCGCGACGCCGCGTCGCCTGAATGGGACGCCGCCCGCGACGCCTATCTCGCTGCCGTCGAACGGTCGAGGATCGCCCAGTCTGCTCTGGAAGGCGCCGAGGCCGACCTCGAGCAGCACCATCCCTGGCCCGAAGCTCTGCGCCTCCCTGGCCCTGGTCGGCGCCACTACCTTTCGGCTCAGTCCATCGAGCGGGCGGTACATTCGCCTTGGGGCGACGATCCGAAGCTCACGCCGGACGAGGCCACGGAAAAGCTGGCGATCTTCCGACCGCACGAAGTTGCTAGGGCTGAGTTTTCGAAAGCAATCGGGCTCCCCGAGCTTCGGGTGGCAGAGGATGCTGCGCTGCGGGCGGTCAATGACGCGGCCGCAACACTCATCTCAACGCCGGCCGAGACGCCTGAAGCTCTTGCATTCAAGGCTCAGGTCTTCAGCCAAGAGTGGACCGGCGAGCGCGCCGCTCTCAGCTTTGCGGAGCAGGTCGTGCGGGACGCGCGGCGCATGGGCCGTATCCCGGCGCGGCTGCCCG